GCCGCAGCTATGCCACCAGTGGCAGTGATTTGGAACCCTTCGGTCGTGGCGTTTGCCACCGCGGTGCCGGTGGTATCTGCGCCGGAAGTCTCATCGCGGATCGCTGCGTTCGCCGCAGCCGGGTTGAAAGTCGTCACGCTCGGCGCGACCCTCATCGAGACCGGGTTCCGCGGGAAGATGCCTCCGAGCGTGGTTTTCCCAGCCGCCGCCTGTAACTCTCCGGTTCCAACACCAGCATTCGTAACCGGAGCCGTTCCATATAGGAACGTCTTCCAGAAATGCCGCTTGCACCCCAGCATCGACCTCTCGAAAGGCACGCGCTCGAACGGCGTCGTGGTCCCGACCTCGAGCTGCACGTCGTCTATCGTGATGGAGTCGTCTGCGCCCGCGGTACCAACTGGGGTCCACGCGAACGTCACCTCCGCCTGCGTGGCGTTGGCCGGGACTGCGACTATGACGGCGGTCGCCAGGTTTGAGGACACCTGTGCTCCTGCGGCTATGTTGGTGAGAGATCCAAAAACCTGGACCTCGCCGGCGAACGCGCCCGTCCCGCGCTTCCCGACGGCGCCAGTGCCAGTGAACAGGAAGCAGCTGAGGGAGCCGCTGGCGGGCGACCAGTTCGTCCCTGCCTTCGCCACGAAGCTGATGCTGACAAGCTTGCCCCGCAGCCTGATGATCTCGTCGGTGTCGAGCGGAAACGCGAACACCACGAAGGTGGTACCGGTCTGGCCGTTGTTGCGGGTGATCTTGGCGGCGAGGTTGGAGTTGGTCGTCAATCCGGTGACGGCAGCGATGACGGAGGCCTGGTTGGCCCCGTTCTGGTAGTACCACCTGTCGGCGGTGTAGGTCGTCGACGATGCGCCGACCGCGAAGCTGGCGCTCGAACCAGCTCCCCTCTGCCACACCTCCATCCCGCCGTTGTCGCCGAGGATGTTGCGCCATGACAGCGGCGGCGTCGCCGAGTGGCTGGCTGGATCTATCGCGGCGTGCATGCACCACGTCGTACCATCCCATACCTTCCACACGTGGACCGATAGCGACGTGTCGAGCCACGGCTGGCCCTCCACCAGCGCTCCTGACGCGCCCGGTCCAAGCGTCGGGGGAGTCGCCCCCGAGAACAAGGAGATCATGGCCGCCCACGCGGCGTTCATGTCGCCAGCGGCAGCAGCGCCGGTGAGAGGTGAGCCAGGGAGGATAACGGGGGCTTGCGACATGCTAGATCCCCGCGTCAACGGTCAGATGGACACCGATGATCTGCCCCACCGTCTGCCCTGCAGATCCAGTGGCTGTGATCGTGGCAGTTTCGGTGTTTACGTTCTGTGTTGCCGTGGCGCTACAATCCGCCGCCTGAGTTTCATTCCTGACCTGCGCGTTAGCTGCGGCCGGGTTGAACGTCGTGACGGATGGGACCGCACGCATCGATACGGGGTTGCGGGAGAAGATGATCGAACCCAAAGCAGTCGTGCCGGCGATCCCAGCGGTCTCCTGAGCTTCTCCCGTATTGACGCCGACATTCTGGGCTGGCGCAGTGCCATAGAGAAACGTTTTCCAAAAGTGCCGCTTGCACTTCTGCATGATAAGGTCGAACGGCATCCGCTCGAACTGGCTGGCGAACACGCCGATCTCTACCTGGACATCATCAATGGTGATCGAATCGTCCGCGCCAGCCGTGCCGACAGGCGTCCAGGTGAACTGGAGTTCGCCCTGCGTCGCGTTCGTCGGCACCACCGCGGCGCTCACCGCCGAGTTTCCGGTGGGTCCCGCGCTCGGCGCGATGTTGGTGCTCATGGACACGACGCTGGTTTCGCCGGTGAACCCGCCACCGCGCTTCGCCACCGCGCCCGTGCCGACGTAGAGCGTTCCTACAATCGTGCCGGCCGTCGGCGACCAGTTCGCACCGGCCTTGAAGAACGCGCTGATCGTCACCTTGCTGCCGCGCATCCGCACCACTTCGTCGGTGTCAAGGGGGAAGCCGAACGTGTAGGCGGTGACGCCGGTCTGTGCGTTGTTGCGGGTGATCTTGGCGGCGAGGTTGGACGCGTTCGTGAGGCCCGTCACCGCCGCGATCACGGACGCTTGGTTGACTCCCGTGATGACGTACCAGCGGTCGGCCGTGTAGGCCGTGGTGGACGCGGAGACCGCGATCGACGCCGTTGCGCCCGCCCCGCGCTGCCACACCTCGAAGCTGCCGTTGTCCATCAGAATGTTGCGCAGCGCCTGCGGCGGCTGCGAGAAGTGGTTGGTCGTGTCCAGCGTCAGCAGCGGGACGAACTGCGCGCCGTCGTAGAATCTCAGCACGTGGGGCGTCGTCGACGTGTCCAGCCACCATTGGCCCTCGACGAGCGCGCCGCTGCCACCAGGTCCCAGCGTCGGCGCGACGGTTCCGGAGAACTTGGAGATGATCGCCGCCCACGCGGCGTTGATGTCGCCCACCATCGTGCTGCCGGCGAGCGGAGAACCGGGTAAAATGACGGCTGACTGCGACATTTATCGTGCTCCGATTAAAGACAAATATACCATGTACCTGTCACCGTCGGTTGAAGGATCTTCATTGCCGTCCCGCTGCCGCCAGAGGCGACGCTGATGCCTGTTGTTGATGTCCCGGTGACGGTGCCGTTTAGTGTGTCGAACGGCGCTGTGCCGCCAGCAGCTGGTTTTTGGTTCCCGCTCGTTACGGCTATACTATAGGTGTGGTTGTGACCAGGATCGGTCACCGACCAGTTGATGCTCGGCAGGTTGGCCTGGAGGAACGTTAACGACTGACTACCGCCCGTAGCCATCGGCGTGATGCCGTCAGGCGACATCGTCAGCGAGGTCAATCGCGACGCCGCGGAGTTTCCCATGTCGTCGAGGCCGGCCGGCACGTTGCCGCGCATGTCCGGGAGGCCGATAGTCTTGTTGGCGGCGAAGTCCGCCGCCGCCGTCGCGCCGCGTCCGCCGCTGACCGGCGCTGCGGTGTTCGACAGGTTGTTCCACAGGAACGCGTAAAGGTTCGACGCCGTGGCGCTGGCCAACTCCGTCGCCCCCGACGCAGCCGAACCCAACGTCCTGGCGTTGCATCGCACCGCGCCACTGATCGAGACGTTCGCGCTTGGGGTCCAGAACGTCGCTCCCGTCGGCAGGGAGAACCCTGCCGCGAAGGAACCGCGGGAATACCCGAAGACGATCCAGACGCCAGCCCCCTGGTAGACGACTGTGCAGTTATCACCGGCATTCGTCGTGATGTTGACGAGCCCGGGAGTGATGATGGCCGCCGGGTTGTAGGTCAGTTGGAGTTGGCCGGAGAACTGTACCTTCTTCTCTTGTCCCACCGTGGCGTTCGCGCCAAAGCTGGTGATCGTTACCGAACCGCTGATGGTTATGAAATTCTCGCCATGCCCACCGACATCTACCGTGGGACTGCTGGCCAGCGTGATCATGCCGCCGCCCATCTTCGGCAACCAATTGCTGCCGGCGACGTCGAGCGCCCCGACGAAGTCCCAATTCACCCCATCGAATATGTTCAGGCTCGGGACAGCGACGTTCGTCGTGTTGAACCAGGTCTGGAACTCCTGCGGCGCATTTCCAGGGCCGTTGGCCGGAGCTGATGCCCCGGAACTCTGGCTCGCCAGCGCGTTGTAGGCACCGTTCATCAGCCCGGCGAACGTCACCATCGAGAAGGAGCCGCCGGTCGGAACATTGTAGGAGGCTTGGGACATCTAAGATGACCTAGTCTGTTCGAGCCCAATGTTGAGTGGATCTATCGGCGGAGAGAACAAACCTAAACTTCATTCCGGTTGATGATGAGAATGAAGTGCTTCCGTCGAAAAAGATGCCGAATACGGTGATACTTCCACCGTCCGGGATGATCTCGATTTCCTGCCATGTGTATATGGATGAATCTGGCAGTTGACAGGCAAAGTTTGATGCATCGACTCTCTTGCAGATTGCAATAGTTCGATATGATCTGCCGAAAGATATAAACGGTGATCCAGCCTGAACAGTCCCAGCGCAGAGAACTACCGTCACGCCAATAGCCGAATCATCAATCGTGGTGCGCTCTAGTCCCAAAACACCAGTACCTAACGTGTGAAAATCAAGGGGACGAATGACATCCATTGGGGAACTCCTTTTCAATATCCAGCGAACTCTATGTTCACTGTTCGCGCGACATTAGACACGCCATTGGTAGTCGTCACCACGGCAGAAGACAAGGAAAGGGCGGTAACGGTCAAGAGATCGCCGGCCACCTCGTTGGTTATCGTCGCTTGCCACGTCGGGAGTCCAGGCACCGATGGACCGCCGCCGGGACCACCGTTGAATGCCGCCGCCACCAGCGATCCGTCCGGCGTGAACGTGACGGTGACACCGCCCGGGCTGCTCGGCGTGGCAAGACCGATGTAGTGGTCGATCCGCGATGGAATGTGCACCGCAAAGCTGAACGCGCTCACCGCGGCGATCGTGTTAGGATCGACCGATTGAAGGAACATCTGCATCGCGAACGACCTGCCGACGTAAAATCCGGCCCGGTAGCGCTGCCATCCGGTCGACGTGGTGCTGAACAGGTAGATGTCCGGCACGGTGTAGATGTTGGTGATCGCGAACACGTCGCCGTCGAACACGCCGTCCGACGACACGTTGATGTTCGGGAAAGCCGAGATGAACACGTTGGCCGAAGTCGAGAATATGTCTGTGATGGAGAACACGTCGGTCCACGAGAAGATGTTCTGGCCGATCGGGATTCCTTCTGACACCCATGACACGTCCACCAAACACCCGACGACGCGGCCGATGTTGATGAAATGCGAGGTCGGGACAGTGTATGTTCCGGTCACCACCAGGGACGTATTGATGAAGTAGAAATCCGGGATGATGTAGACGTTAGGGATCGTGTAAACGTCGCTAGGGACCGAACCGAACGCGAAGTTGTAGAAGTCGAGCAACCCGTAAAGGTCCGGCACCGCGTAGAGGTCGCCGGTCCCGAACGTCTCGATGGTGCCGTTGTTGTTGTAGGCGTTGCCACCGAACGTGCCTGTCAGGACTCCCGTGACACCGGAGAACTCGTCGAAGCTCTTGACGATGTTGAGCGGGATCACCGAACTGCCGCTTACGATCGAGATCGTGGCCGCATCTGCCGAGTACACGTCCAATCCGGATATGGGCTGGCAGTGCGCCTTGATGAGATACAGCGTGCCGCCGACGGACGAACCGATCGCGGGAACATTAGGGTGGAGGTAGCGGCCGATGACCTGGGCGGAATCCCATGTGGCACCGCGCCTGATCTCGTAGTCGATCGGGTTGCGGAAGTCCTTAATCTCATCCCACGCGAACAGCGTGATGTTGCTCTGGTAGTTCGTCGTGAAGTTCTGCACGTCAGGCAGCGGTGAAACGAGCGCTGTACCGACGATCGTGTAGGTGTACGGCGACACGCTGGCCAGCGTCTGCGGCCCGGCACCGTAGTGGTTGAAGTTCACTAATTTGATGAACAGCGTTTGCCCGATGCGGTCCTGCGTGAACGGGATGCGGAACACCCCCGCGTCGATGCGCACGAACGTCGTTCCAGATGGAACCGTCTGCGGCGTCGTTCCGTAGCCGGCGCGGTTGATCGTTGTCAGGTTGTAGGAGTTTGCCCCGGTCGGCGTCGCGTCGCGGTACGCCAGGAATTCACCTCCCACGTAGCAGAGCGTGGCAAACCCGAGCAGGTCGGCTTGCGTGGCGGATATGAGTTGCGATCCGCTCTCGGTCAAGTTAATGGGCAGCGTGCTGGACGAGTCGATCGTCGGCGGCGTCGTCGCTTGGGTTACGGGCGGCAGCGGCGCGGTGGTGACGCCCATCCTCGTCGGGCCGAGCTGCTGGCCGGAGAACTGGTAGTTGATCCCGTCATAACTGACGTAGACGTTGGCGCCACCCCACGTCGCGAGGTTGACGCCGGTGACGGCCATCCACACCTCGAGGCCGCCGGCAAGCTGGTCGGTCGGTTCGAAGAAGAACGGCTGCAGCGTCACCCCAGGGTCGATGTTGCTATTGAGGACGAACCCGGAGCCTGCCTGCGCGCCGAACAGCGGGGACGATGCCGAGCCGATGAGCATGTCCTCGGCGAGGAACGTGAGCGTGTAGTCCTGATTCTCGGTGATCTCCTTGATGCGCACCAGCTTGCGGCTGAGCCCGAGCGCCACATCCGTCAGCGTCACCAGGTCCATAGGCTCCAGCAGGACGAACTTCGCCCCGAGCGAGAACTGGTAGGTGGTGATCACCTGCTCGCGGCCGAGTTGGAGGAGCGCGCACTGCTGCGCGGCCGGCCCGTAGCAGAACAGGTCGAGCTGCTTCGTGTCCCGCGCGCGCAACGTGTACTGCTGGATCAAGGCGTCGTCCTTCACTTCGACGACGGTCGGGTTGTAGTCCGGCGTCGAACCGGCCGCCCCCGCGTAGTTGAAGTTGCGATCGAGGTACTGGACCTTGACGTTGTTGTAGATGTCCGCCACCGCCTTGATAGTGACGATGACCGGAGACGAGTAGCTATTGTTGCCGCCGGCCTGGAAGTCGTCGTCGGTCAGGTCGTAGATCGGTGACAGGTTGGGCGTGAACGACGCGCCGTGTCCGCTCGCCGGGGAGTCATAATAGGGCACGATCTTGAGTTGGCCGTTAGACCACACCGCCTCCGCCACGCAACCGTAAAGGATGTCCTGCATGAAAGAGTTGGCGTCCTTCTGCGCCGACAGGATAGGCGACATCCAGATGCCGACGGACTGGCAGTAGTTGTAGAGCGTGACGAGGTTGGTGTCGCCGATGCGGCTGGACGGGAACTGGAGTCCGTATTTGTTGTTCGTCAGGAAGTCGACGATGATGTCGCGCGGGTTGGCGTCGAGCGTCGTGTTGGAAGGTTCGAGGAACCCGAACATCACCTCGAAGTTGAGGGCCGGGAGTTCTGGCGACGTGTGAAGGTTGAACGGTGCCGCCGCCACATATGCGATCCCGCGGTAGGCGCGCGCATCGTTGGGGTGGTTCGTCGTCACGAAGGACCACGCCGTCTGCGTGTAGCTGCCGATGAACAGCGCGAAGTTGAGCGCGGCAAGGGACGAGATGTTGCCGCTCACCCACACGCCGTTGCCGATGGGGGACGTGGTGGTGCTGGTCAATATCTGACTTATGAGCGTCTTGATCGTCGCCTGCGTTATCGGGTTGTTGAAGCCGTTAAAGAACAAGTTGTTGTTCTGGCTTCCGAATATATTGCCGGATACGGCAGCGGTACTCCCCACCTGCGTGCCGACTCCTAGGATCGGCCCCTCACACAGACCGCACACCACCGTGGCGGAGTAGTTAGTCTGGGTTCCCCCTCCTCCACCCTTCCCGCCGCCGCCAGATCCGGAACCCTTGCCGCCACCAGAACTCTGCTGGACTTCTGTCGCCAGGAAGTCGTTGTAGTATATCAAATTAGGCGCGATGCGGTTCACGCCCCAGCCGATCGGGATCGGCGTGCCGGCGACGGCCGTCTGAACCCGCAGTTGGGTGGCTGGCGGTGTCGGCGCTGTCTTCCGGCCGCCGCCGCCGAAGAAGTTGGTCATGGTGTTGACGCCGTCCTTGCCGACGGAGTCATACTACGTGGCGTCGACGGACAGAAGGAAGTAAACCGATGGTTTCTGTGGAGGCTATCAAGGTCGCCAAATGGGAGAATTGTGACGATTGGGAGTCTTGCGAGATCGACAAGGTTACATTCTATAAATGGCCAGATGGCCATTGCACATGTGCTGAGGACGATTGCTGGGTATCTGCTCGGTTTGAAACGCCAGAAGCCGCCGCATCGTGGTCTGATGATTTTAACGCCGCCGAGGTAGAATTCGCAGGCATCAATCCGCCGACCGGCAAAGGTGCAAACTTGCTATCTACCAAAGGCTGAAGAACTTCACCTCCCGCGCCATCGCAAGGTGCGCTTGGTCGCCGCGGACCTCGTAGATGACCTTGGCCCCCATGTCCCCGTGGATGATCCACGGCCATCCTACCGCCTGCTCGAAGTCCTTGACGTGCTCGGGCCAGTCGTGGGCGTTGACGATCCCGCCGTGCGAGAAGTCCCGCGCGATGTGGAACATCGCGATGTCGCCGGGCCGAACCCGGTCACGCGCCACTTCGTGGGCATATTTCCTGATATGGATGAGGTACTGCCCAGACGCGCGGTGCAGATGGGCGTTCGACGAGTAGACAGAAATCGGTACCTCTGGGACAAGACCGGCCTCCTCGTAGACCTTCGCGAAGAACGTGCAATCGGCGGCGACTTGCTTGATGCGGGCTCCATGGCCGTACTTCGTGCCGATCCAGCTGTGGGCGATGGTGACGACGCGTTGGCGCTGTTCAGTCTCAGTCATCGACTTTCAAGATCTCCAAAGCGATCAATGTCGCCACGATGAACTCTCCGACTTCGAGTTCGGCACCAAGTTCCTTTGGTTTGCGGTTCATCTCCACCATCACCTGTTTGACTATGTCGATCGCATCCCGTCGCGTCATACTGCCGTCTCCGGTTTCGGTATCAGGTCCTCGCCTCCATGATTCACGAGGTTGTTGAACTTGTTCTGGCAGGTGGCGATCGACTTATCGCAGCCCGGGAATGCCGTGAAGCCGTCTCCCACGGCAAGCGTGAACGGGAACGGCGCGATGAGAAACATCGTTGTGCCGTCGAACGACTTGACCATGCGGCGGAACCCGGCGTTGAGCCCGCTCACCATCGTAACCTGCCCCAGCGTGAACCATCCGGCAGGAGCGATGCTGCCGGACACGATCTGGGACTGCGTCGAACCGACCAGGGCGTTGCCGTTGATGTGGAAGTCCACCTGGTTCAGGGCGCACCCAGCATCGAACAATGTCCACCGGCACGGTGCCTGCCACAGGTTCCTCGGCATCATCAGGCGGAACTGGTCGAGCCACGAGTTGATGGAGATGACCGCCTGGTTGCGCATCACGTCGATCGCCGCGACCCGCCCGGCGAAGTAGTCCACGATCACGAAGGTCCCAGAACCGTCAGAGAAGGCCGCCAGTGGGCTTTTCCACGGCTGGGGCCAGGATGGCCAGTAGGCCCGATGGATGTCCACCTGGGCTCCTGCGAGCGCCCCAGCGGCCACCGCGGCGAGGAACGGCGTGCTGCCTATGGTGATGGGGAACAGCGCGAGCGTCACCGGGTCGAACTCGACCGGCATGGCGTAGACCTGCCACGTGTCGGTGTCGAGGCCGGTCTTCCAGTGGCCGACCGCCTTGTTGCCGCTCTGGTCGAAGAACAGCGCCGAGGAGTAGGTGTTGCCGGCGTAGGTGATGTCCACGTCCGCCGTCGTGTAGCGTAACACCTGCCCGGTGATCAGCGTGAACTGGTAGAGGTCGCAGAAGACGAACTGGCCGGTCACCAGCAGCGTGACGAGGCCGGTTGGTGCGGACTTCATCTCACGAGCCTACGGTCTCGTCTGTGCCATCCCACACAAACTCAATGAGCGGAAGGTGCTTGCGGCAAGAGACGCAGAACGTGCCCGTGTAAAAGTCTGGTTTGCGTGCGTAGGTCTCCGCGATGTCCCGCGACATCGTCGTGGTCGTACCGCACGTCTTATGCAGATAAGTGCGACGCACCGGCCTCACGAATCCCTTGGCGCGTTCCTTGGGGATTAGGACGATGTAGCCCTTTTGCTGGCCTGTCGCCGGATCAATCTCGCGGTGGTCAGGCGTGATCGGACCGCCATCTGAAAGCATTCTGTTGTCTGTCATGTCATTTGCTCTGCGTCTTGATGGTGGTGAATTTCAGACTTTTGACCTCCCAAAGCGCGCTCATGAACTTCGAGAAGTCGAGGTTGTCATCATCGAAACGAACGAGCCACCGGAACGTCCCGGTCCACGTCAGGTTCGCCCCTCCGGCAGGCGCGCTGTTGAACGTGATTAACCCCTGTGTACCGAGCGTGAACAGCACGGTCGGCGTGCCGTTGACCTTGACGACCGGCGTCCCGACTGGCGCGAACACCGGCTCGTTCCAGACGAAGCCGCCTGCCCCCGTCATCGTGCGCGTCAGCGGGAACCCCACCGTCGTCCCGTCTCCGACGCCGAATAGTTGATCCGTCACCGAGCTATCGTCCGAGTCCAGGTACTGGAACACGCCGAACGATCCGTTGAGTTGGTTGTAGAACGCGTTTAGGGCCTGCCATTCAAGGGCGACGGCGTTCTGGAACGCCACCGACTTGGAGTTTAGGAGCGAGATCGGCAGGTCATACTTCCACCTGTTGAAACTCCAGAGCGGGATCGGGTTGTCCATCCCGGACACCGACTCCTGGTGCAGCGTCTTCCATATCGGCGAGCGCGTGGCCGGGTAGGTGATGAAGTTGAACGTCGGGAGGATCGGAGGGGCCATGTCAGTAACTCGGCCGCAGCGTCGGGTTGCTGTTCATCATCTGCGCGACCATACGTGATAATATCCGATCCCCGCCGCTGTTGCGCAGCCATGCATGGAAGCTGTTGGCATCCAGCGTCGACAGGTTGAGGTTGATCGTCGGCGATCTCCCGCCGGTGTATGGACCACCAACGCCCTCCGACGCAGGGATGATCGTCTCGCCCTGATGGATCAGCGCCAGACCAGTACGTGGCACGTAATCCGTGCCAGTCTCTGCCGCGACGGCTGCCGCTGCGATCGCCGTCACGGCCGTAGCGGCAGCCGCGCCCTCGGCTGGCGCTGCCGGCCCCTGCACGGGAGCGAAGAATGCCGTGAACCCAGCAAACAGCGGCCCGAACATACTGCTTATGATCTTTAGAAGGGTCGTGAATATCTCAGTTGGTGCCGCAAACCCTGCTTTTATGAAGCCTTGCACCAGCGGCCCGATGATCGCGAGCTTGATGAACTCGTCGATAATCTTGAGCACGAGGTCCAGCATGATGTTCTTCATCGCCTGCGCCCATGTGGTGGTGCCCTGCAGGATGCCGCGGAGTTGGCTGGTGAATGCTCCGGAGATGGTGCTGAGGACATCCCTCCATTCCTGCGCCTTCTTTTTCAGAAGTTCTGCATCCAGCTTATCCTCCTCGACCTGCGCTTGATGTATCAGTTTTTGTGCCTCAAGCTCGATCCTTGCGCGTTCCTTGGCGTTGTCGCCATACTTCATGAGCATCTCGGCGAGCAGGGCGTTCTCAGCCGTCTCCCGTTGCGCCAAGGCTGCTTTCAGGTGTGCGACCTTCTGGTATTCCGTCTGCGCGAACGTGTCGACAGCGCTCTGCTCTTTGATCTTCTGCTCGTCCCACTTCTCTTTGACCTTGTCCAGTTCAGCCCGAAACTCGATCATCGCAGTCTTGTCGAACTGCACGGGAATCTTCGTGCCACTCTTTGAGAAAAAATCCTCCTCTCCAAGTTTCTTTATGGCCGCATCGCTAGCGACGATCTGGTTGTAGGTCTCCTGCCAGACCTTCGGGAGCGGCGACATCTTGTCGACCACACCCTGAAACTGTGTCGCCAGCGTCGATGATCGAGTCCCAACCGCGTCGAACGTTTCCCTGAACCTGTTCCCTGAACCAACCGCCTCATCGAACTGTTCTTTCACGGTCCGTATCGAGTTGCGGGCACGGTTGGCAGCGAGTTCTGCAGCGCTGATGGATTCGACCAGTGCTGGTGTGCTGACTTGACCGAGGATGGTCACCCATGCGCTGATCCCGTCGAGCATCGTTTTAACGAACTTCTCGATGTACGGGAACAAATCGACCATGATCGATTTGAACTTGTCGCCCCAGTCTTGGGTAGCTGCCTTCCATTCATCGGAAAATTCATTAGCCCTCTTGATCAGCTTCAAATGTTCTGCACTGGTTTTGGCCCCCTCAATAGTGGCCTTCTTTAGTTCTTCCGGACCGCCCTGGAGCGCGCGGACCCATTCCCGTGATGGCCCTAAAAGGACCTCGCCGATCTTGAACCTATCCACCTCCGTCCTGGAGTTCTGGATCAGCGCCGAAGACTTCAGAAGATAATCGTTGAACGAGATGAGTTGGCCATTTTGTTCCCTGTATTTCACATTGTTTGCTTCGAGTAGCGTTTTTTGCTCGCTGATGCCGTGGTTCAGGTCGTTCCACTTCTTCGCCGCGGCCTCGATGCCGGCCGCAAACTTGTCGGCATCGACTTCATCTTTGACGGCTTTTTGGAGGGCAGCGTACTGCTCTATCGTTAGAGTCGCCTCTTTGGCGTGCTTCTCCATCTCACTGAACTCTTCACCCAAGTCGCGGACGGTCTTGACGATCTCAGCCGCCGCACCCCCGATGGCTCCGCCGAACAACAATTTCAGCAACGTGCCTTCTGACAGACTCCCTTTCTTGATGGCTTCGAAGGCCGCGGTGAATGCGCTCTCCATTTCCTTCATGCTGTCGGCGGCCTTGGACATGGAAGCGTTGATGGCGTCGCCCGCCGTTTGGAAATGCAACGCCATAGCATCGGTGTCGCTCTGGAGCGATTTCAGCTTGGCCGAGACGGCCGATGCACCCGCGTCGATGCCATCAGTCTTCGCACCAAATTGAAGAGAAACGTCGTCAGCCATCAGAGTTGTCCTATCCCGTCTATCTTCCCGCCTGTCGCCGCCATGTGCCGCTCGAACTGCTCGAACGTCATGTGGCCCTTCTTGGGCGTCAGGTCATAGTCTTCGGCCGTCAAGTCCTTCACCGTCTTCGGTACGAGCAACTTCTCCAATGGGATGCCGAGCGACACGGCAACGGCGCTGACGAGGACGCGCAGAGACGGATTTCGCCTCCAGTATCCATGGGCCATCTCAACGTCGTGCAGTGTCATCCTCCTCACCTCCTCCATCCCGATTCCATGATCGAGGAACGGCCCGAAGACGTCCTGCCAGAACTCGGGGTCGGTCAGGCTGCGGGTACCGGAGGCTGCTGAGGGTTTTCTGAGGCTTTCAACCCCGCCAACTCCAGCACCGCCTTTGACGCGGCGGCGATCTCGTCCAGCGTCGGTTCCATGTTGTCGAAGTCGGTAACCGGTGGCTCTGCCCGCAGCAGGGCAAGGCGCAGGACCATGAGCGACATGCTCGTCCCGCTAGCCTTGCTGCTGAATATCTCCGTGAGCTGCTCCAGCTCCCCTATCTTGAAGGCGTGGATCGTGAACTCGTCTCCATCGAGCGTGATCTTGGCGGTCCTCTTTCCCGACATGGCGGCGTTTCGCCTTGCTCTGGAGCCGCTTGAGCGTCGCCTCCCGGCTGGCGCCGAGGATGAGTCCGACCCTGACGTTGATGAGGATGAGGCTGGAGACCTTCAGGCCGGCAGACTCCGCGGCCCGCCGCACGGCCTCGATCAGCAGGTCGTCGATTGGGTCGAGGGACGGGCGGCCACCACGGTTCCGCCCCGCGGATCCTCCACCACCTGCTTTGCTGCCTTTGACGCGCGGCGCACGAGCCATGCCGGTATCCCGAAGATGCGAGGCTCATAGGGTGACATAGGGGGCATCAGGATGGCAACGGGCAGGATGGCTAGGGCTACACCGGCCAGTACCATGTCGGCCACCAGGAACGTCCCCACGACCGTGGCGGGGGCATATACGACGGCGGCGGTGAGCAGCAGGAACCCCACCGAAAAGGAGACCGCCGACACCGCCGCCGCGCTCACCCGCACACCGCCAGGCACGGGGATCACGAGATCTCAGGGAACGTCATCGAATAGACGTTGCCGGCAGCGTTGGCGAACAGGCTGAAGTCGAACTCGGGGATCATGAAGTCCTCGAGCTTGAACTGCAGCATGTGCTTGGCCGCGACGCACGAGAAGATGCGCACCACGAACGGCTTGGACGCTGGCTGGTTGAAATTGGTGTAATAATCCAATTGGAAGGTCGGCGTGCTTCCGATCAGCTGGTTCGTGACGAGGATATTCCCGCCGACAGACGTCGTGTTCGTGTAGGTGATCTTGACGAACGTGCCGCCAGCAGCGCCGGCCGTCGTGTCGCCGGCCGCGAAGTTGTAGAGGCCAGGAGAGGTCGAACCGACGCTGTACTTGCCGGTCGCCTCGTTGCCCGTCGACACCCGCTGGAAAGGCAACCCGGTGTTGACGTAGGTGATGCCCAGGTCCGCGTCGAAGGTGAGGGACGACCCGACCTGGACCGCGGCCGTCGACGCCGTCGACAGCGTGAACGTCGACCCGATGTTCCATGCGATCTGGTTGGTTGTCGATTCGGTGTTGCCGTAGAACAGCGCGGACCAGGCCAGCCCGGATATCACCGCCGTTTTGAACTTGCCGGTGCCCTTGATGGTGCCGCGGGCGACTGCGAGGGGCCACTGGTTCTGTCCGAACAACTCCTTGATGGTGCCGGTGGCGTCGATGGAGAACTCTTGGACGAACCCGACGTTGACCGGGGAAGGTATGGTGATGTCGGTCCGGCTGGCGATCAGGATGCCTGGACCGAAGACGGCGAGCGGCGTGGACATGGCACCCCCTGGGAGTGGACGGTGCCTGATTGTTTACAGCCCGCAGCGAACCGCGGAAATTCATGAGCGCGCACACATCATGGGATCACGATGTTGATCGGGATCGTGAACATCCCCTGCCCATTGGGGAAAATCTCGCCGGTCAGCCAGTGAGATTCGCCCTCGATCCAAACGTGCGACACGAGCCCGCCTAGGGTGAGCGCGGCGTTGTCGAAGTCGGTTTGGTTGAGCACGCCCTCCACCGCCTCGACCAGCGGAGCGAAGATCGTCCCGCCAGATGGCACCGTCCCGTCTGGCCCGCTTGGCGTCCCGGTGCCTGGAAACTGCGCGTAGACGACGATCGTGCGGTGCAGCACGCGCTTCGGCGGCATGCCGCGACCGCGCCGCTCGTACTGCGTGTTGCCGCCGCCGTAACCGATCCCGTCGAACAGGAACAGCGCCGGCTGGCGGAACGGCAGCGTGATGTTGGTGCTGATCATCTGGTCGACCTGCTCCCACGGGATGATCCCGCGGGCCATGTAGCGGAACGTGCCAGGGACGAGCGCGTTCTGGAGCAGCGCGAGCAGCGCGTTCATGATCGGTTCGTAGGTGACGGAAGCGAGCATATCACTTCCCAGGTGTCGGCAGGTGAATGCTGCCAGCCATGCCGCCGATCATGTGCAGGATCGGGATCACCACGTAGAACAGGATGATCGCCACGACGAGGACGATCAGCAATGCGTGGACAGCCTGATGAATGACCGGCGGCCCCGGGATCAGATGAACGAACTGCATCAGCGCCCAGTAAATGAACCCGGCGACGATCAGGGCGACGATGATATTGATCACGAAGTTGATGCTCATCTGAACCTCACTTCCTCGTTCCAAGCCCGTCGCTCACCGCCTTGCGGATGGTGCTCTTGATCTCGCCGCTCATCGCATCGAACGCGTTGTGCATGTAGTGGATGCCGGCGAAGCCAGGGTGCATGACCCTCTTGAAGGCGACGTTCTTTCCCATCTTCTCCCAGAAGAAGTAGAGCGCCTTGGCGTTCCTGGCCTCTATCGCGTGGGCCTTCGTCCCGGATTCCAGCCACACCGGCAGCATCAGGGGAGATTCGGTGGCGACGACCGACACGCGCCCATAAAGGGCCTGTGGGTTCTCCACCATCTCGGTGCGGACGCGTAGCCGACGCCTGCTCTTAAGTCCAACGTTGAGGTTGGCATCCACCTGTGCGCCGAGGCGCTTCGTCAGTCCTACGATGGCGGGACGCAGGAAGTTCCGCACCGTGACGGGGATGCCGCTCGGACCGAACTTCGAGAACACGTCCTCGTTCCCGACCTTCGGGGCGACGAACCTGACTGTCATCATGGATCTGATCTCCACGTATAGACGACCCTGCTACCGTCGCGCATATACCCTGGATTACCGCAGTGGCCACACCGGAGCCACGTCT